GTTTCGTCCGCAAGGAGCTTAACAGTCTTTCGTACATTAGGACTTAATCTTAGCGATATGGGTTTCGATAGATTTTCTTTACTCATGTGTCACTTAAAGACACGAGTGGCTACATGAGGCAACAACAAAATACAACAAAAACAAAATAAATATATTATGGCATTCTTACCTAGTAATATAAAAGCACCTTCAGAAGGTGGTGGTGGCGCTGGAAACTATATGAGGTTTCAGCAGGGAGATAATAAGTTCCGAATAATCGGAAGTAGTGATGATAAGCCTACTCCAGGCTTTATATGTGGAACGTTAGGCTGGGCAGTTGTGGATGGCAAAAAGCGTCCGATCCGTTGGGCAGAAGGTGAAGAAGCACCACAGGCATTTGACAATAAACCACGCAGCTTTTTTGCGTTTGTGGTTTACAATTATGCAGAGAGTAAGGTGCAGATACTTGAACTTACACAGACTAAACTACAAGCAGAGTTGCTTCAGCTTGCCAATGATGAAGATTGGGGTGACTGCCGGAAGTACGACATTAGCGTGGTGCGTAATGGTGAAGGAAGGGATGATACAACTTATGCCATGAATCCAAAGCCAATCAAAAAGTTGGATGAGGATTTGCGTGCAATTGCCAAGGCAGAGTTAAAACGCATCAACCTACCGGCATTGTTCAAAGGTGAAGATCCGTTTGCAGCATTTGAACCACCTGTTGAGGAGGACGAGGACGAAGTCCCTTATTGATATGTTACGACCTAATATTAGTAACGAGGACTACCATGCTGATATTGCGTTGGGTTCGAGTCGAGCAAGACAATTGCTCGGCTCTTGCCCACTCAAGGTGAAGCATTCGATGAAGTTCCCCACGCCAAGTACCCCTGCCCTATTAAATGGCAGCCTGGTGCATACTGCTACACTTGAGCCTGCATTAGTTGACATTGAATTTGGATGCAAGCCAACAGAGATTGATGGTAATTCTAGCAGAACCAAAGCTTACAAGGATGCATTTGCAGAGATGGAAGCAGCAGAACCAAACAAGCGTTGGTTACCAGAATCTGATTATTCTATGTGCATGGAAGTAGCTGCATCTGCGAGAATGCATCCATTGCTACTTGATATGTTATACCATCCCGAAAGTAAGACTGAACATACGGGATACTTCGAGATCGAAGGCACGCCCTGCAAGGTTCGTCCTGACCTATATAATAGTGAGACAGGAATGGTGCTTGATCTAAAAACTACATTAGATGCAAGTGAGAAAGGCTTTGCCAAAAGCGTGCGTCAATTTGGCTATGCATTTCAAGCTGCATTCTACATGACTGCATTACGAACAATGGGTGAGCGACCCAAGCAGTTTGTGTTCTTGGTTGTCGAGAAGAGTGAACCATATGCCACTGCATGTTACCATATAGATAACAATGATATTGAGCGTGAAGTACCAAGGGTGCTTGAAGCGATTAAAATCTATGGTGAATGTTTGCGTACCGATGTATGGCCGGGCTATTCCGATGATATTAAAACATTAAATCTTGGCACGCCCTTTACTGAGAATCGCTTGTCTATAAGTAAGACCAGCGAGAAGTTTGGTGTGAGCAGGAGTTATGTTTACAAGATAATTAAGGAACATAACATTGAGACCAGGAAGATCCGTAACAGGCAGACCATATCGATGTATGAATTTTCCAATGCCTTGAGGTGGGCTAACCAAAAGGTGGCGTAATGGGCAGGAATCAAGGTGCAAAGAAGTATCTTATTTCCAGCAAGAAAGCACTCGAAATACTTGGATTTAAATCGCAGACATCCTTAGATCAATTCCATGAGGATGAGGGATTAACCTGTTACATAATTGATGGAACGAGTGGACGAGGTGGACGTGGGTTTGCATGGGATAAAAGAGAAATTAACAAGTGGATGAAAACTGAAGGAAGGAGCAGTGAAGAATGGCTAATCGATTGAAAATAAACGAGATGGATAAAGTGTTGGGTTATGCTGAAGCTCATATTGAGCAACAGAACTTTGAAGGCGCGGTTGTGGTATTACATGCAGCACTAAAACAATTAGTGGCTACATTGGCAGGTGAGGATATGAACAATAAAAGCGATCCTGACATCACGATTGTGACAACAAGGGACTGCATGGTATCTATTGATGATATCAAAGAGATATGTGCTAAGACTATTGGCGTGACTATCAAAGAGTTAGAAAGTAGGAAACGCACACAGGATGTATCCTTGGCACGCCAATGTGCAGTCTATTTTTCTCGCAAACAAGGATATAAGGTTGAAGAATTGGGCAAGGTTTTTAAACGCAATCATAGCAATATCACACACACCTGTAAGAAAATTGAAGACTTACTTGAATGTGACAGGGAGATGGCAGCCAAGATTAACCTGGTGGGAAGAAATATAAATGCCAACTAGTGATGGAAAAGGGAGAAAAAATAACATTGTGCGTGAAGAAACGAACCCCTTCATTGAACACACTTCTGGGTATGAATCGGTGGGCGCGAGTCAAAGAGAAGAGAGAAATGCAGAAGGAGGCGATGATCGCCATCGAGTCCGCATTATCTCTAAGCGAGTCAGAATCTGCGATCCGGACAACCTTGTTGGGGGAGTCAAGTACCTTGTCGATTCGCTCAGGGCTGCGGACATTATACCAGAAGATGACCCTCAAGCGATCACCCTCGAAGTCAGCCAAGAGAAAGTCAAAACCTACAAGGAAGAAGAGACGTGGGTAGAGGTGAGCGTCAATGACTGAGTTTGACACCAGCCTATCTGTTGGCAAGCTGCGTGAGGCCGAATTAATTGAGTTCTTCCAATCCAAGGGGCATAAGCCCATACCCATACCAGGCAAGTTCTCTGGCTTTGATTTCTTCTTGGCCAATACTAAGCAAGGATACGAGGTAAAGCAGGATTGGAAGGCTCATTATTCCGGCAATCTCGTGGTGGAAGTGGAGATGTATGGCAAGCGATCTGGATTGATGGCAACCACAGCAGATTGGTGGATATTTGATACCAAGACTGAGTTTATATTTATCACTCCAAAACAACTAAAGGATCTCATCGTGGAGCAGAATCCACCCTTGCGTCAATTCACAGGCAAGGGAGATACCCATCCAAAGAAAGCATACTTGATACCCGTGCAACGCATAAAAAACTATGCCAGCAGTATCATTAAACGATAAACTAACTACAATAAGTTACACATGAATACACTTAATAAAATCATGAATAAAATAATAATTACAGCAATATTTATAGCAGCAGTTATCACCTGGATATGGATGATATTTGCATGGATTATAGCATTAGTAGGAGCATAAAAATGAGTACAGAAAAGCAAGATTTACGAGTCAAAATAAACAACGAAACACACATATTGTTAGATGCCTATTGCGAGCAGTCAGGTACAACTAAAGGACAAGTTATTACTGACCTAATTTGGGGCAGTATTCCCGAACGCCTCGCGCACACGCGGGTATTTCTTACGAAATACCTTAATAATAATATATATAGTACCCCTGACATTTCTGAGGTCAAAAGCAAGACCCGTGGAAAGCGATTATTACCATCTGATTTTTCACCTAACAAATCCATAGCAGAAGATGCAGGCATCGATTTCGATGGTGCGCTTGAAGCGTTTACAGATTGGGCAAAAGCAGGAGGTAAAAAATACCTTGATTGGGATGCCTGTTTTCGCACTGCGTGCAAGACATGGTTGAAGGAACGCTATCCACATTTACGCAGAGCAAGCACAAGCGTTTCAACTCATGGTTTAAATTTTGATGTAACTACCAAGCACCCGGATGATTGATGTTGAATTAGCAGAGCAAGCAGTTCTCTCATCCATGCTGCATGATGAAAGTGGAGTGGCCACAGCACAAGCAGGTGAGTCTCTTACCAAGGATGACTTCTCTAGCATGGATCGTTCCACGATCTTTGAAACGTGTTTACGCTTATCACCTGCCAATGAAATTGATGTAATCATAGAACATCCAGAGCTAAAGCAAGAAGTAATCTTTTTGAGCGAGAAGTTTGGTGGTGGTGGCATAGAAAGATACATTGAATATTTAATTGATCATCGTAATACGAGATCCGTGGAGCGTGCCTTATGGCAAGCAAACGATGATTTAAAAGCAAGCAAGCCAGCAGAAGAGATAAGTCAGACATTTGTAAACACCATTGCAAAGTCACTCAGTCAACGTAAAGGCGTGGTAAGTTGTGGTGCTGCAAGTAAAGAAGCATTTGCAGAATTTCTTGAAGTTGATGCAGGTGGTACGCAAGCAATCCCAACAGGATTGGAAAAGCTTGATGCTATTCTTGGAGGTGGTCTCAAGAAAGGTAGTTTGTACGTCCTTGCAGCACGCCCAGGAGTAGGTAAGTCAGCATTAGCAATACAGATGACCTATGAGACTGCAAAGCGTGGCCTGCGTGCAAGCTATGCAAGCTTAGAAATGTCATCATCTGAATGTGCTGGCAGATTACTTTCCAATGCAAGTGGTGTACGCAAACCAACAGGCAAGGGGTTTCTCAATGCAGGACACAAGCAAAAGCTAGAGACACAAGTGCAAGCAATGCAAGGTTGGCCTATTACATTCAAGGATGATAACCAAGCAACCATGCAAAGTATCTCTGCGTTTGTTGCCAAGCAAAGACTTGAAGGTGAGCTTGGTTTAATCGTAATCGATTACTTGCAACTACTCTCCTCACCTGGACATGACTCACGAGTGCAAGAGGTTAGCCACATTTCTCGATCCTTGAAAGCGATTGCAATGGAGTATGAAGTTCCTGTGCTTGCCCTTTCTCAACTCAACAGAGCATTAGAAAGTGCTAACAGAAATCCCATGCTCTCAGACTTGCGTGAGTCTGGAAGTATAGAACAAGATGCAGATTGCGTGCTTCTCATGCATCGAGAGAAAGAAGTAGATCCAACCAATGATGATATCATTTGCAATGTTGCAAAGAACAGGAATGGTGAGGTGCGTGCAACCAAACTAACTTTTACCAAGCCAACCGGGCGTTTCTCAACACGTGTAGAAACAAGATTACATGACAAGAAACCATTTTAGACTACAAATGACTTACATGGTA